AAGAGGACAAGTACTATGTGTATGGTCTAAATGATTATGATGTTGATAAGTCTATCATGCAAGATAATGAGGTAGTGTATCGTAAGTGTAAAGACGAATACCATCTCTTAATGTGTTTTGTTGAACGATGGGCTTTGAATTATCCTGATGTGGTGACAGGTTGGAATGTGAAGTTCTTCGATATGACTTATCTTGTTAATCGTATCACGAAAGTATGTGGTGAGAAAGTGGCTAGACGATTAAGTCCTTGGAACTATAATCATCCTCGTAAAACCAGGATAATGAATAATGAACATCACTGGTGGGACATCTACGGTGTATCAATTCTCGACTATCTTGATCTATTTAAGAAGTTTGGTTATTCATATGGACAACAAGAGTCTTATAAACTAGACCATATTGCTCATACTGTTCTTGGGGAACGAAAGCTATCGTATGAAGAACACTCTAATCTATACACCCTATACAAAGAAGACTATCAGAAGTTCATTGACTACAACATTAAGGACGTTGAGTTAATTGAAAGATTAGAGGATAAGATGGGTCTTATTACTCTGACAATGGTTGTTGCTTATAAAGCAGGTGTTAATTATGCTGATTCACTAGGTACTGTAGGAGTATGGGATTCAATTCTATATAGAGATTTATCATCTCGTTTCATTGCTGTACCACCAAATCTTGATTCAAAGAAAGGAGATTATCCTGGTGGATATGTAAAAGCACCTCAAGTAGGATTACATAATTGGGTTTGTTCGTTTGACTTAAACTCACTATATCCTAATATCATTTGTCAATATAATATGAGTCCTGAAACAATTGTTAGAAAGGAGCCAGGTGTTAATATTGATAGTATTGTTGCTGGTCATATCAAGAATGATGATCCAAGTACTGGAATGGCAGCTAATGGTCTTCGATTCAAGAATGATAAGTTAGGAACGATTCCTCGTATCATTGAAGATCTATATAATGAACGAGTTGTTGTTAAGAAGGACATGTTGAATTCAAAACAACAGATTGAGAATGCTAATAAGAATGATAAGCAAGTTATCTATGAATGGGAGAAAAAGATTACCATTGCTGAGAACAAGCAGATGGCTATTAAGATTCTTATGAACTCATTATACGGTGCGATGGGTAACCAATGGTTTAGATACTTCAATCAGGATGTTGCAGAAGCTATTACAACGTCTGGTCAAGCTACTATTAGATGGGCTGAGAAAGCTCTGAATAGTTATATGAATAATATTCTAAGTACGAAGGATGTTGATTATATCATTGCTATTGATACGGACTCTGTTTATGTTAATATGGATCCACTTGTTCAAGCAGTCAATCCTAAGAATCCTGTTAGTTTCTTAGACACTGTTTGTAACGACAAGTTAGAACCAGTACTCGAACAAGCATATCATAATCTGTTCGATACTCTTGGTGGCATTAGTGAAAAGATGGTAATGAAGCGAGAAGCCATTGCTGATCGTGGTATCTGGACAGCCAAGAAACGGTATATTCTTAATGTACATAATAATGAGGGGGTTCAATACGCTAAACCTAAATTGAAGATTATGGGATTAGAAGCAGTTAAATCTTCTACTCCTGCCGCTTGCAGACAAGCTCTAAAAGACATCTTTAAGGTTATTATATCTGGATCAGAGAAGAACACTCAAGATGCTATTGCTGCATTTAAGAAACACTTCTTCACTCTTCCTGCTCATGATGTAGCATTTCCTAGAGGTGTGAGTGAACTTGATAAATGGGTTGCCGATGATCCTAATTTGGTGTATACTAAGGCAACACCTATCCACGTGAGAGGTGCACTAGTTTATAATGATGCAATTCGTAATCGAGGTCTTGAGAAGAAGCATACTATGATTCAGAGTGGTGAGAAAGTTAAGTTTACTTACATGAGGATGCCTAATCCTCTTAAAGAGAATGTTATATCGTTCCCTGAGTATCTCCCTCAGGAATTTAAAGCTGATTCGTTCATTGATTATGACAAGCAATTTAAGAAGACATTCCTCAGTCCAATCGAACCAATCTTAGCAGCTATTGGTTGGTCTATTGAAGAGGAGGTCACATTGGAGGACTTCTTTGGTTAAGTTAACAGCATTTAAAAATCTATATGACAATAAGACAGATAAGACAATGGAGTTTGACGATGTTGAATCGTTCGAACAGTTTCTATATAAGTTATCAGAAGTTAAGTACGACTCGAAGAAAGATGCTTCGTTAATTAGTCCTGCTACATTCCTTGCTGGAATGACTAGAGCTAATAAAGCAGTAGTCAATTGGGCTGGTTGGGCTGCTGTAGATGTTGATGATCACTTATTTGAAGGAGATCTCGAAAAAGAGTTGAATTCAAAGTATGGTCGTTATACATATATCTGTTATTCTACTGCATCATCAACTATTGAACACCCTAAGTTTAGATTGGTATTTCCGTTAAATGCTAATGTAAAAGCCAATAAAATCAAGCACTTCTGGTTTGCTCTAAACAAAGAACTGGATGATATAGGTGATCCTCAAACAAAGGACTTATCACGAATGTACTTTGTTCCTGGGAAATATAAGGGGGCTAACAACTTCATATTCACTAATCAAGGATCTATTATGGATCCATATGTGATTATGGACAAAGTTGAATATATAGAGAAGACTACAGGTAATTCGTTCTTAGATGGCCTACCAGAATCAGTGCGTCAACAAGTGGTGTCTCATAGGAAAGAACAGATGATTAATAACTCTATCAGTTGGACTAGTTATCATAACTGCCCATTTGTAAATAAGAGATTAGTTAGTGAATACAAGACCATATCTGAAACTGGTTGGTATCGTAAGATGTATCAGATAATGGTTTCTATTGCTATAAATGCAATCAGAAAGAAATATCCAATCAACTCACAAGAGATTGCAGAGATGTGCACTCAAATTGATAATGAAACTGGTGGATGGTATAAGAATAGACCTCTTCAAAGAGAAGCAGAAGGCGCAATACAATTTGCTTATGAAAACGTTGACTTTACCACATAAAACGTGTATAATATAGTGTATTACATAAAGGAGAAGTAAATATGGCTTCAATAATGGATAAACTGAAGAAGAATTCTAAGATTAAGGATACTCAAGTATTAGAAGATTCTAGTCTCTTCTCACAAAAGGATATGGTGCCAACTAAGGTGCCGATGATTAATGTTGCACTTTCAGGTGATCCTGACGGAGGCTTAACATCTGGATTAACTGTACTTGCTGGTCCATCGAAGCATTTTAAGACTTCATTTGGATTACTTATGGCAGCAGCATATCTTGAGAAGTATTCAGATGCTATCATTCTATTTTATGATTCTGAATTTGGATCCCCGCAACAATACTTTACGAGCTTTGGCATTGATCCAGCTCGTGTTCTTCATACTCCTATTACTAACGTAGAAGAGTTGAAATTTGATTTGGTTAATCAATTAGAGAATATTGAAAGAGATGATAAGGTAATCATCATGATTGACTCTATTGGTAACCTTGCATCTAAGAAAGAATTAGAAGATGCTAAGAATGAAAAGAGTGTAGCTGATATGTCTCGTGCTAAAGCTCTAAAAGGATTGTTTAGAATGGTAACGCCATATCTAACAATGAGAGACATTCCACTTCTTGCTATTAATCATACATATCAAGAGATTGGACTATTCCCTAAAGCTGTAGTGTCAGGCGGCACAGGAATTTACTATTCAGCTGATAATATCTGGATTCTTGGTCGTCAACAAGACAAACAAGGTCAAGAGATTAAAGGTTATCACTTCGTAATTAACGTGGAGAAATCTCGGTTCGTTAAAGAAAAGAGTCGCATTCCTATTTCTGTATCTTGGGATGGTGGTATTCAACAGTACTCAGGTCTATTAGATGTAGCACTTGAAGGCAACTATGTTGCCAAACCATCTAATGGTTGGTATCAGATTGTTGACACTGAAACTGGAGAACTTATTGGTAATAAGGTTCGTCAGAAAGATACACTATCTAAAGAGTTTTGGGAACCTGTGTTTGCAAATACAGATTTCAAAGACTTCTTAAAGAAACAATATGAAATTGGACATGCGGAGATGATTAAATAGTGAATTTAGAGACTCTAATATTACGAAACCTGGTTCAGAATGAGGAGTTCACAAGACGTGTAATTCCCCATCTGAAACCAACTTACTTTGAAGGATCTTATAAGATTGTATTCAATGAGGTGGTTCAGTTTGTCAGTAAATACGGTAAGCTACCAAACAGCGAGTCTCTTAATATCGAACTTCAAAAGAGTTCTGATATTCCAGCTGATAGTGTAGCAGAAGTATTCTCTATTGCTAATGATATTTCTACAGTAGTAGAAGATACTAATCAAGATTGGTTAGTTGAACAAACAGAGAAGTGGTGTCAGGATAGATCAATCTATCTTGCTATTATGGATTCAATTAACATAATTGAAGGAAAGCATAAAGACTTAACAAAGAATGCCCTTCCTGATCTTCTTGCTGGTGCGTTATCTGTCAACTTTGATACTAATGTTGGTCATGACTACATTGATAATTCAGATGAACGATATAACTTCTATCATAGAGATGAAGAGCATCTTCCATTTGATTTAGATATGTTTAATACTATTACTAAGGGAGGCTTGGTTAATAAATCTCTTAATGTTGCCCTTGCAGGTACAGGTGTTGGTAAGTCATTATTCATGTGTCATGTCGCGGCAGGTGCTCTCACTCAAATGAAAAACGTGTTATATATAACAATGGAAATGAGTGAAGAGAGAATTGCTGAACGTATTGATGCTAATTTAATGAATGTGCCTATTGATCAGTTGACTAATTTATCAAAGGATATGTTTGATCAAAAGGTTAAACGAATTGCTGATAAAGGAGCTGGTAAGTTGATTGTTAAGGAGTATCCAACAGGAGCTGCTAATGTAAGTCATTTCAGAGCTCTTCTAAACGAGTTGAAGTTAAAGAAGAACTTTGTACCTGATTTAATCTGCATCGACTATCTTAATATATGTGCATCATCTCGTATGAAAGCAATGGGCGGATCTATTAACTCATATACATATGTGAAAGCAATTGCAGAAGAGTTAAGGGGACTAGCTGTAGAGAACAACCTTCCAGTAGTAACAGCTACACAGGTAACGAGAGGAGGATTTTCTTCATCAGACATTGGACTTGAAGACACATCTGAATCATTTGGTCTACCTGCAACAGCAGATCTAATGTTCGCCTTAATCTCCACAGAGGAGTTAGAGAACCGAAATCAGATAATGATTAAGCAATTGAAGAACAGATATAATGATCCAACAGGTAAGACAAAACGGTTTGTAGTAGGAATTGATAGGGCAAAGATGAGATTATATGATGTAGATGATTCAGCTCAACAAGGACTGGTACAAGATTCATCATCACAATCAACAACAGATAAGTTTGCGGAGTTTGAAGTATAATGGTAGAAAGAACAAATAATATTAAATCAGTTGAACCAACAAAGGTTCCTGATCATAACAATTCAATGACTAAGGTTAGAATGGTATCATATAGCATGCCAAGTCCTGAATTTGCTAGGGAGGGTTTAAACGATGTACAAGATCTAATTGCATTTTGTGCTAGAGTATCTAACCCATCCAATCAATTTAATAAAGAAACAAGTGATAAGCTAATTAAGTATCTTATTAAACATAAACATTGGAGTCCTCTTGAGACAGTATCCGCTTGTCTTGAAGTAGAAACTACTCGTGATATCGGTAGACAGATCTTGAGACATAGATCGTTTTCATTCCAAGAGTTTTCTCAACGATATGCAGATCCTACGAAGGATATGTCATTCATGTTAAGAGAGGCTAGACTTCAAGATACAAAGAATCGCCAAAACTCCATTGATACTAGTGATACAGCATTATCTGCTATGTGGAGAACTAAGCAGGAAGAAGTTATTAAGAAGTCGCTTGATGCTTACAATTGGGCAATTGCAAATGATATTGCAAAGGAGCAAGCAAGAGCTGTACTTCCAGAAGGTAATATCATGAGTAGAATGTATATGAACGGAACACTTCGTTCTTGGGTTCATTACATTGAATTGAGGAGTGCTAATGGCACACAAAAGGAGCATATTGAGGTGGCTAGACAATGCGCAAAAGTAATTGCAGAAATTTTCCCACTTATGCTTGACATTATGGAGTAAAGTATGTATAATAGACTGGTAAATTGGTTGAAGAATCCATTCAATAGAGATATAACAGATTACGAGGCTCTTTATGAAGCAGAGATTAAGAAACGTATAGAAGTTGAAAATGTGTTAAAAACATTACAATCACAAATCACCACTTGTTTAAAAGAGTCGAATAAGCGAGGGTATAATGGTCATGGAATGTAATGTTAAAGCAATTTGCAGTCATATTTCATGATGGAAAGGGTAAAGTAGTTCTTGCTAAGTCTAAAGAAGATGTTAGACAAAAGTATAAGAATGTTAGAAGCGTATTTAGAATGGGAGTATTAAAATGAGTAAAACAGCAGTACCTGGCGTAGTTGCAAAGAAGGATCCAAACGGAAACCGTTTGGCAAAGAAAACCTTGAGTCACGGGACATTTAGATGCAAACGTCATCCAAATTCAAAACGATGCAAATAATTGATGATGCAAAGGATTGGTTAGGTCTAATAATGGTAATGATCTTTGCATTTCTTGCAGGGGTTGTATCATTAATGTTTTTATTATTATGGAGTCCGTTTCTCATAGCAGCAATGGCATTGGATTATTATGAAGAAAGAAAACGCATACGATAGTTGGTCTTTCGTAGAAAGACAATGGGATCAAGATCACTGGTATATTAGATTAGAGGGTGGTAAGTATCATGGAGTTGTATTTAAATACGATTCTATTAAACTAAACGAGACTACTGAATCAATTGATTTTGATTATGATGTTGTTGATTATCTTGATGAAGATCCTCATGGAAAGAGAGAGTTTAATATGGTGGTAGGAGACCTATTAAAACACGTATTAGATGATGCTTTTAAGCATGACGACTTTGTCATTGGAAGCAAAAATGGATGAGACTCTTGTAATTCTTGCAGAAGAATGTGCTGAAGTTCAACAAGCAGTTGCTAAGATTCTACGATTTGGGGATGATCCTAAAAGCGTCAAGCAGCTTCAAGATGAGATTGGTGATGTCCTTGCAATGATAACTATTCTTGGCCATCAAGAAGTTATTGACGGGGACAAGATATTAAAACGTGTCCCCGTCAAATTACGTAAATTAAAGAAGTGGAGTAACATAAATGACCTAGATGACATATTAGAAAACTTATAAATAATACTAATAAACATCTAGGAGTTTTTTAATGTTACCATTTAAATCGTTTCTCACAGAGAAACTTATCATGTTTTCAAACGGAGCTAGGTACGGTCAAATCGTATTTCTAGCAGGTGGCGCAGGCTCTGGTAAGGGGTTTGCTGCTTCTAACTTCATGCAAGGTGAAATATTCAAGACACGAGATGTTGATGCATGGAAGTCTGCATTCTTAAAGATTGCTAAACTAAAGAAGAAATATCCTGAGATCCGTGGACTAGATTTAAGAAAACCAGATGATGTATTTAAATTACATCAGTTTGTAGATTCTAAAAAGATCAAAGACAAGACAATGCAACACATGTTGTCTTCAATGGGTAATAAGGAAACTCTTCCTAACATCTTATTTGATATCACAGCAAAAGACGTAAAGAGTGTAGCTAAATTGTTACCAGATCTTCTTAATGCTGGTTATAATCCTGCAAATATTCACATGTTGTGGGTACTAACAAGCTATAAAGTAGCTGTAAAAAACAATGCAGAACGAGATCGAGTCGTTCCTTCTGACATTCTACTACAAACACATAAAGGTGCAGCTAATACTATGTTCAGCCTTATTAGGGGGACAGGTAAGAAATTAGCAATCAATGGTGCAATTCATGTACTATTAAACAATCGTGAAAACACAATATTCTTCCCTAATAGCAAAACTGTTATTAAGGACTTCAAATACCTTACAATGAAGAAACGAGGCAAACCTATTAATAAAGACATTGAGATGCAAAAACAGCTGTTCCAGTGGATTGTAGATAATGTACCACCTGACACTATTAAGAAGGCGGCAGAAGACTTATGAGATCATTTAGACAGTATAATGAAGGGGAACTAACCAAGGCCATTCGAGATATTGTTATTCCTAAGAAGTGGACTCATGCTATTAAAAGAGCTGTCCATAGTAATAAATATAAACAAGCTATAAAGGTATATCATCAGATGATAAGGGATTATGAAAAGAATCCTGGGGCATATCAATCTGCAGGTATTTGGATTACTAATCCAAAAGGATTAGCAATTGATAAAGCAGCAAGAATTATTGGAATATCACCTAAAGAGTTTAGAAAGGTGTTAGACAAGAGAACAAGACACAGTTAAGAGGGCATTATGATTAATTCATTCAGTGGATACATTTTAAACGAGGCGGCAAATAGTAGTTTCCAAGCTATTATTGATGAGAAGCTGACTGACGAAGAAAAGAAGGTTCATGGGAAATACAATATTCCTAAGAAGAGCTTTCAGTTAAAGATTCATCCTAAGGATAAAAAGACATTTGTTAAACTGTTTAAAGAAGCACCAGACAAGACAGTAGGTAATGGTGAGATTTCATTATACTGGTTGTTTAACGGCAGAGCGAAGGAAACTAGAGGCGGCACTGAACCTGATTTAAGAATTGACAAGAAAGCAGTTGAGGTAAAGGCCTATCCTAAACATGATCCTATTTCTCTAGGACGATTCCAAGACAGAAGAGACTTTAGAGCGTTGTTGAATACTCTATTTGGTATCTCTAATCTATTCCAAGCATTTGCAAAGGATAATACAAAAGGTAATCAATCATTTAAAGGTGAGCTGTCATTTAAATACCCTGATGTATTAGAAGCTTCAGAAAAGTTCATTGAACTATCTTTGTTGTTTAAGAACAACAAAGATCTACTAAACTTCAAGATATTTAAGGATATGAAGAAGACAGTTGATGACTTTGAAAAGAGCTTAAAGAAACTAGGATATGGTTCAAAGATTAATGATCCAGAGAGTATTGCAGTAGGTCTTATGAAGAGACTAATTGATGTGTCTATTGGTGATAAACCAGGTGATAAAGGGTATATTGCTAACTTAAAGGATAGTGATCCAACTGATGTTTGGTTCCACTACATTGATTTCAAAAACATGCAATCAGATACTAAGACTCTATCAAAGAAAGGAACATTCGCTATTAATGGTGGAGTGTTTAAGGCTTCATTCTCTACTCTATTCCCTGGATAAATAATGAAGTTTAAAAAATACCTAGAAGAGGCAAAGAACACTCACATGATCCATATCGAAGATATGGTGATTGATGGTGGCGTGAATGGTACTAGATCTGCTATTAATGCTCTTCGTGATCTTCGTAATATGCTTGCTGGTCATACAAATGATACAAAACAAGTAACTGTTAAATGGGACGGAGCTCCTGCAGTATTTGTGGGTATTGATCCTTCTGATGGTATGTTCTTTGTCGCTAAGAAAGGTATCTTCAATAAGAATCCAAAAGTATATAAGTCACATGCAGAAATTGATGCTGATACTTCTGGAGAGCTAGCTGACAAGCTGAAGATTGCATTCACAGAGTTAAGAAAACTAGGGATTAAGTCAGGTGTGTATCAAGGGGACATGATGTTCACCCAATCTGATTTAAAGAAAGAAACTGTTGATGGGCAAAAATATGTTACTTTTCATCCTAATACTATTGTGTATGCTGTACCTGTTGAAGATGCTAAAGATATCCTAAAAGCAAAGATTGGTATGGTTTGGCATACCAAATATGTTGGTGGTTCATTTGAATCAATGAATGCTCAATTTGGTGTCAAATTAACAGACTTTAAAAACGTTTCATCTGTATGGCAAAAGAGTGCTGATCTACCAGATGTGCCAAATGCTACACTTACTAAAAAAGAGACAGAAGAGATTACAAAGCACATTTCAAACGCTGGTAAATTATTCAACAAGATTAAGTCTTCTACTCTTAAAGATGTAGCAGATAATAAAGAGATTAACCTGTTTATTAACACATTTAGAAATACAAAGGTGAGAGCCCAATCAGAGATTAAAGACACTAAGAAACACGCGAAGGAGCTTATTAGGTGGATTCATGATCGATATGATAGAG